TTGACTGTCAATCAAGTACACTCTGTTGGCATTGGCTGCCAATGTACCTGCGGCAACACCTGCGCCTGTGCCAGAAATCTTGTTCTGTGCAGTAGCGATTAAAATGTAAGGGACCGAGTTGGTAGCTGCAGGGATATATTGACTTTCGTCAATAACTGTTACTTCTACGCCTGGTGATAATAGTGCCATGGTAATTCCTTTTTCTAAGTTATAGATATTTATCGGATCACCTAAAAAGAGTGGTGTATAAGTGCCCTTACGGTAAGGTTTTAGACTAAGTACACCATGACTCGCCCAATATGTTCAGCTTGTAATCAGCGTGTGTGTGCTATAAACTGTTATCGCAATGGACAGGTATACTACAGAAGCCGTTGCGAAATTTGCATTAAGAAAAATAAAAAAATTAGACCGCCGGTTCCTACATGGCAAACAGCAGGATATAAGAAAAAAGCCACATGTGATCGATGTGGCTTTAGAGCAAAATATTCGGCACAACTTCTGGTATATTATGTAGATGGAAACTTACATAATGCCAGTTTACGTAATTTAAAAACAGTATGCTTAAACTGTACCATTGAGATTCCTAAACAGGATTTACCGTGGAAGCCTGGAGATTTAGAACCAGACCATTGATCTGCTGATATAAATGATCCAAGCTACCGTTGTTGTCCAACACTGCATCAAATTCAGTCCCGGCCCAGGCAGTTTCACTGGCATGAATGTTGTATTTTAACATCTGATCTTTAGCCAGTGCCCACCCAATATGTTTGGGGCCAGCATTTACAGCAGAAGCAACAGGATACCACTCAGGATCAGGGCCACGGGCAACACGTACTACAATACCACCTGCATCCTTGATGCTTTTAATTTCGTTAGGAAAACGACAATCGCTAATGACAATGTCATCTCGGCTGTTACGAAGCTTGTTTTCTAAACTAGCAATCCAAATATCATCATGAAATCCTCGTCGGCAAACTTCTGTTCCCCAGTACTGCAATACCCAACGAGGTGTTAAATTAGCTATACCTAATCTTTGTGCCCACCATGTATCTACTTGCTCTCGCCATTCTCTTGCTTGCCTGGTGCGTCCTTCGACTAATTCACGATCCCATCCAAAGACATTAGAAACTGCATCTTTGAGTGTGTTAGCAAATGATTCGCGTCTAAATTGGTGTATGTTTACCAAGTAGTCTGCAACAGTGTCTTTTCCGGTGCCGATAAATCCGCATACTCCAATAATCATTTCAATTCCTTAACGTTTAAATGTTTTAATGTTTGTTGTAAAATATTGATTTGTTTTCGAGTGTCTTCTAAAGCATGATGGCTTGTTGGAGGGACAGGCCTCTCAGGCCAAAGACTTAATACAGTTCTGCTGTCTCTAATACGATAAAATTGCCAAGGTTGTGTCTTGTTGTAACTTTTATAAGCATGTTCTAATATGTTTATATCGTAGGTAGGACCTTGTGCCCAAATATAGTCATGTTGCCAGGCTATCTTATATAATTCATCTAATGCTTGTTCGAGAGGAATTCGATTGTCTTCAGCGAATGCTTCCTTTTGAGCTTCGGGTTGGGTGGCCCACCAAGCCAGCGTGTCGTCCTGTATTCGGCGATTTTCTTGACTTTCTAAAGTGATGCGGGCATAGTAATGTCTATCATAATAGCCGGAACTAAACGGGTCAAAAGATTGGGCAGCAATAGTCAAGATTGCAGCATCCGGTCCAGTGCCCAACCCTTCTATGTCGATCATTAAATGTGAACTCATGCTATGATTATAGCAGAACTACTGTAATTAATCAAGCTGTTAGATCAATAGAAAATACTCTTTTGAACCATTCGTTCATGGCAGGAAATCGAGGATGAAATCCATCTTCGAGTTGATGGATTTCTCGGGCAAATTCATATGGCGGTTGGTGAGTAGTAAACGCTGACCAATCTACTAGATCGATTAATTTTGATGAGCGATCTATTTTTCCACATCCGGGTTCAACATAACAACCACTGTGGTTTTTACTATAGTGTCTCTCATAATCATAATCAATATCGTATATAAAAGACATTTTGTAAGGGATATTACGTGCTTGTAAAAAACTTTGAGTTTGTATAATACTTAATAAGCTAAGTTCAGTAAGGTATTTTGACGAAGCACTTTTATACTGCGTTTGACACCAATTGCGAAACCACGGTGGACTTTTATCAGATGTGCCACTAAGCATAAACCCGCCGCTGTGGTACCATACTATATCGTTTATTATAGTATAGTAAGAATAGTCCGGGTAGTTATCAGAATCTTTAGGCATAATATCGTGCAAAGATTTTCCAATTGGAAAATCCAACCGATTAATCCCGGACCAAAGAACTATGACTTCTTTGTAATTTTGTTGAGAACATTGATTTATTACCTGAGCTGCAATGGCTTGATTACCGCTTCCAGATGTTCCAACAGTGTGCCAGTTTTGACGATTTACATTATTTCGTGAATCATTGAGATTTTGTACAAAACTACAGCCAACTATTAAAGTTGACTTTTCATGCAAGGTCATTATCCAATTACCCAAGTAAGTGGTTGTGATCCATCGACGTAGGATTTTAATTGCTCAATTAGACTGTCCATTTGAACTTGTGCTTCGGATTTCATGGCTGTGCCGTTTAGTGTACCACCACCTTGTGGTCCAGCAATAGTGCCAAATTTCTCACGTGCTTCGCCGATGATATACTTGCAGTTGGCTACCATGTAGTCTCGAATCCACTGTGATATTTGAAAATCACTTAACAAGTTAATTTCTGGTTTTAAGTTGTAGGTCCAAAGTAGTACGTTTTCTCCAGACCCTTTTGGATCACGAATTAACTGGATCTTTTTAGTCACCGGATTCCATGTGTAGTTCATATATCCACCAAACATACGTGCAGCCAATTCTACGTACTGTGTATAAAAGTCATAGGTAGCAAGACCGCCAGCAACGTTGAAGTTCATCAAATACACGTTCATTGATGCTTGAGTAAACGGGTCAAAGTTTGATGCATATGGTCCTGTTGAGTCGCCAAATGTTCTACGGAACACTTGACGTACTTGTATAACTTCTTGCGGCAATGTGTAGATACTTACGTCTTTTACCATTTCTAAAAAGCTGTAACTTTCCTCGTAAGCACCTTGGGCACGCTGACGGTAAGTTCCAATGGTTTTTTGATAAGCAGCCTCAAAATGTTCAGCATCTAACTCAATGTCAACGATTTGATCGCCAAGTTGTAGGCGAACATACTCAATGAGATTTTGTTTTAAGGTATCAAGTGTTGATTCAGGTACGGCCATATAATAGGAACTCCAGTTCCTATTATTTACCAGCTCTCAAGATGATTATGTTTTCTGTACCACGTCCGTTAAATTTGGTATCCGTGGCTTTAATGTCTTTGAAATACTTACGAGCTGCTGGTTTTCCGCCTGCTAACAATGCTTTAATCTGCTCTGCTGGTTTACGCAGAGTTTTTTGTACGCTAGCGGCCGCATCAAATCCTAAAATCATATTGTTTTTAACCGTAATTGATCCAATATGTGTATCTGCTACAACATAAATTAACTTACGTTTTTTAGTATCATACAACCACGCTTCGTTGGCGCCAACTAACCGTGCTGGTGGTTCGCTTTCCAATTTGAGTTCTGGAAACTCTTTGATGTATTTAAATTTACTGGCTTGCTTTTCTGGACTCACTGCCTTTTTAGCACGCGGTTTACGTTCTACTTTCTTGATCTGTACATAGGCATTGCAATCATTGATTACTTGTTCAGCAAACTTGATCATGTTACGCAATTCAATTTTACTAAAATTACTGTAACCTTCTATTAGATCACTATCCTTGCCTGCCACCACTTCTTCAAATTCAGCCAACTTTGATTTCCAAATATCACTAATGGTACTGATCATTTGCGGTGCTACATTCATGCCACGAATTGTAGCAATGGGTTTAATATTGGCGCTCATTTTAGCACCATCGGTAATAAAGTCGTCAAACAAACCTTCTAGCTCACCAGCACATTCTGAAACTTTTTCGCGAAGACGATCTTGGATTGTTACCCGGTTCTGTGCTGTTTCTTCTTCGGTTACTACTACCTTGACTTCGCTCTTGATTTTGAGCATATTAGAAATTTGAGTATCAACTTGTAATAGTTCGTGTTCATTGAGCTCTAGGCCAACCAAGTTCATGCGGCATACCCAAGCCGGGGTCAATCTAATTTGACTGTCTGGAATACTGCGAATTTTACGAGCATCCTTTGGACGATCGTTATGTTCAAGCCAATGCACAATCATATCTTTGGCTTCTTTTTTGCCGTAGTGATAGTTGTACCAAGAAAAAGCCGCGCTCAATGCACTGACCCTACGCTCAGGCTCGGGCTGAACTCGCCATTCTGGCTCACCACCTGTGTATTTGAGTTCAGGACTTTTGGGATTAAGAAGTTTGATTTGTTGTGTTTTGGATTTGATCATAGTTGGATTATACTTGGTTATGTTAATTTAGTAAAGCAGCAAAGGTAATATGTGTTTCTAAATGGTTAAGTATCTCTTCAAGATTTTTAACCAATTCTTGATATTTGGGTGTTTGTTTTTTGAGTCTACGACAATTTACACTTTCTGCATCCACTTTGGTGTATGCGGTTTCGGCTCCACGAAGTATCAACAGCAAATCACGACGAGCTTGCTTGTTTTTAACAGCATTAATTTGATGATATGCTTGATCTATCCTTTTACTGTAGTCCATTTTGTAATTATACACAGTTTGGCATTACTGGTCAATCAGCCCATAAATACACTACTATGCCACGCTTATCACTTTACCGTCCAAATAGAACCAATGATTACAAATTCTTAGATCGCACCATAAGCGAAATGTACACAGTTGGCGGATTGGACATTTTTGTTCACAAATACTTAGGACCAAAAACTGGCGATGTAGGCGATAACGATGCAACTATTCCTGTTTACGATGAACAAAATCCTTTATTCATCGAAGACTTGTTGTTAGGAGAAAATAGAGATCGAGCATACGATCCTGATGTTTATGTATTACGCGGTGTTTATAGAACACAAGACGTCGACTTTGATTTAACACAATTTGGATTGTTTTTAAACAATGATACTTTGTTTATTACATTCCACTTCAACAACATGATTGACACGTTTGGTCGTAAGTTAATGAGTGGTGATGTGTTAGAAATACCTAACTTAAAAGATTACTATCCATTAAATGCCGAAGGCATTTATAAAGCAGTTCCAAGATATTATGTAATTCAAGATGCAGCTTATGCATCCGAGGGTTTTAGCCAAACCTGGTTACCTCACTTGTGGCGAGTAAAGGCCACGCCAATGGTTAATGCTCAAGAATACAAAGATATTTTAGACAAACCAGCCGGCCCTGACAATATATGGGATCCGGGCAACTTTTATCCCACCGGAACCATTGTCAACAACGGCGACACCTGGTATATCAGCACACAACCAGTACCACCAGATACAGACATTACCAACACTGATTATTGGCGTCCAACTGATCCTCCTACTCAAGGAGAGCAAACCAGCACACGTCCACGAGATTTAGAAATTAACGATGCTATTATCACACAGGCCTATGCAGAACTTCCACTCAGTGGTTATGATACTGTTAAGTTTTATATTCTTCCTACAACAGAAGACGGTCAACCGGCCAGTGCTGGTGCCACAGTAGACAACACAAGAATAACAGTGGACGGTACTGAGGGTGCCGAAGGTACAACTCCCAGAGCCGACGGATACACGTTGGGCTACTTAACAGGTGATGGTATTGCCCCCAACGGATTACCTGTTACACCCGGTGTAAGTTTTCCAATAAATCCTGTAGCTGGAGATTATGCACTACGCTTAGACTATTTTCCAAATCGGTTATTTAGATTCAACGGAACCGCTTGGATTAAAATTGAAGAGAAAGTTCGAACAGATCTCAACTATGCAGAAAACGCACAGACTCAACGTGCAAGTTTTGTTAATAATACAGGAAATGTAGCCACAACCGATCGTGGTAATATACCAAGTAGACAGAGTCTTTCTGAAATACTTAAACCAAGAGCAGACAACGGCGGTTAATTATGGCAGGCCCACTATTTTTTTATGATGAACAGATACGCAGATTCTTATTGCAATTTGCTAGAATATTTAATAACTTTGAAGTTGAGTACGGTCGTAACGAAGAAGGTACTAATCACACACTAATTCGTGTACCTGTTAAGTATGGCGATTGGACACGTCAAGCACAGACAGTGGTACAAAATAACACAGCTGGATTCATGCCCAGTGTTCCGCAGATGACATTTTATATTTCTGGACTAGATTATGATCGTCCTAGAATGCAAGAACCGTATCATGTAAGTAAAATTGCTGTACGTCAGCGCACCTATGACGAAGCAACAGACAGTTACGAGGTCACTCAGGGCAACGCATTTACTATCGAACGTTTAATGCCTGTGCCTTATAAACTCACAATCAAATTAGATATTTGGACATCAAACACCAATCAAAAAATGCAGTTACTTGAACAAATGCTTACCTTATTCAATCCTGCGCTAGAAATACAATCAACAGACAATTACATTGACTGGACTAGCTTGAGTGTGGTAGAATTAGAAAGTGTACAATGGACTTCAAGAACTATTCCAATGGGCACAGAAAATCCTATAGACATTGCCACATTGACGTTTGCCTTGCCTATTTGGATTAGTGCTCCAGCAAAAGTTAAAAAGTTAGGTGTTGTAGAAAGAATTATCGCTAGCGTTTACGACGCCAATGGGGATGCTTCAAATGCAGTACTTGACAACGATCTATTATTGGGCTCAAGACAAGTGTTTACACCTTACAATTACCAGGTATTATTAATCGGTAATAAATTACAGGCATTAAGACCGCAACAAGTTGTGGATCAGTCAAACAATAGTTTGACTCCAGCAGACAGTCCCGCAAGCAATTTATTATGGTCAGCTGTGGTTGGAGATTTTGGAGTAATTCGTCCTGGTATTAGTTATATTGCGCTAGAACAAGAAGATGGCACTGAAGTAACAGGTACTATTGCATTTGATCCAACTGATGATAGATTTTTATTGTTTAGCATTAACGAAGACACTATTCCAGCCAACACATTAGATCCAGTTGACGCTGTCATTGATCCATTGCGAAGTGGCCCCGGTGATGGGTTGGACAGTTCTTTATTAGGACAAAGATATTTGTTAACAGAAGACACCGGTAGCAATAACGGATATGCTGAATCGTGGGCCGGAGTCAATGGACAGCCATTAATTGCCCAAGCCAACGACATTGTTGAATACGACGGTCAGAGATGGGTGGTAAGTTTTGACAGTGCGAACTCACCAAATAATTTACAGTATGTTACAAATATAACCACCGGTATTCAATATGAGTGGACAGGATCCACATGGATTAAAAGTTATCAAGGATTGTATCCAGGAGGAACATGGAGACTGGTATTGTAAATGCCGTTGGTGTGTGGTTTTATAGTTTAAACACTCATCGGTATCTTTATTTGTTACGCAATGATCCGAGGCATCCTGATACATGGGGATTACCCGGGGGAAAAATTGAAAACGGCGAGACATTGATTCAAGCTATTATTCGTGAATGTACTGAAGAAATGGGTAGTATGCCCAAATATGTACGGTTAGCTCCAGTAGAAAAATTTACATCTGCTGACTCTGGGTTTGTCTATCATACATTTTTTTGTAGCGTTGTTGAAGAATTTTGTCCAGTGTTAAATGAAGAACATCACGGCTGGGCTTGGATTGCATCGGGTTCTTGGCCTAAACCCATGCATCCTGGATTGTGGTCAACTTTAAATTTTGAGGCAGTTCGTAGTAAAATTGAAACTATGGAACAACTAGTTTACACATCGCAATAAGAAATAAATTCTCTGTAGGTCATGCGTTCAACATTAGGGTATTCTAACCACGATTCTACTGCATGGTGCGGTGCTCCGACTACTACAAATTTAGTTCCTTTATATGCCAAAAATACTTCTGCTACATGAGATTGCCACGCTGAATTACCAGCATTGGTAAATTGATTGTAGCCTAGTAAAAATATTTCTTTGTGGCCATCGAATGCAGCCAAATAAACTGCTAACGCATGTTTAATTAAAACTGGATTGTGAGGAATCAAGTAAAACACACCTGGATATTTTAAACAATTACGTGGAGTCGTATAGATAATATTATCCTGATAATAATGAGCGTCCATTAATTTTTGTAGAATTTCATCGTCGGTTTCGACAGTAAAATCTAATCTCATATGATCTGCAACAAATCCTAGACCATAAGTTTGTAATTTTTTACTACCAAGTAGACCACCGCGATGACGTTGTAATACAGTGTAATCAAAGTGATTAGAATCGTGGTCACTACCAATACACACAGCGCGACCACTAATGTGTTGATTTTCAATTGGGTTAGCGATCCACTCTCTTTTCTGACGTTTTTTTCCGGCAGACCATGTAGATTGAGTTATAAGAAATTCACCGGTATAATCAGAGCGATAGCGTTCAGAAATCATGTACGACCCACTGCAACTTCTATAGTTTGAATATCAGATGTAGCAATGTTTTCCATGGATTTGCCGATAATACATCCAGGTTGCCAGTTCATACCAATACGTTGCGCTACTCCCGGGGTTGAAGATGATACTAATACATCACCTTTACGAACAGGACCTTGAACTCGACATGGAACACGGCCAGTTAAAGCCACCGGCAGGACATGCTCTCCTGCTTGGGTTGAGTTCATTAGATAACTTGGATTAGTTGAAATAATTCCAGCCACTGCTGTTGAGTGGCCTTGTTTGGTGATTGTAATTTCTTTGTCACCACCAAACTCTACCACGGTACCAGGGGCATAGTCTGCATCGGATACATACATTTCTGCTAAGTCGGCATACTGGGCAGATGTTGCTTTAGCAAACACAGTATTAAAATAAGTTGTTGAACTACCAATATTTCCAACACCATTGGCATTACTGTTGACAATTTCTCCTACTGTCAGCGAGTTTGTACCTAGTGTTAAACCAGTAGTAGTAAACACCGCTACATTTGATGTTCCGCCAACACTGACTGTAACATTACCGCCAGAACTACCAATATTAACATTACTGGTTCCTAAACTGATTGAGTTAGCACTGAGAGCACCAATGGCTGCAGTTACATAGGCCACAGTAGCAATGTTAGAACCACCGGCAGTAATTCCGTTGTGTACACGTAGAGTACCGTTGGTAGTGTCTACTGTGATTTCAGCTAATGCGCCAGTGAATGCATTATTTTCTGTAGCGGTTCCGCGTCTGTATTGAACTTGTGTACTCATTATATATTCCTATATGATATTTATGAAACTATGGCGCGGTCAGTAACCCTGCGCCAATTTGTACCATCACTAAAAGACGGAACTGCTCCGCCCGACTCGTCAGTACAATAAACAAATTGTCCAGCTGGGCTAGCAGATAAACTACCTAATTGAGAAACTGTGTAACTTGGAAGAAGCAATAAACTTGGGGAAACAATTCCAGAGGTTGTCTCTGTACCTAGATCATAAGACACTGTTACTGCACTTGTTGTGTTTCCAAGATCTTCTGTTGATGTAACAACTTCTGTAACTGTGCCCATATCTCCGCCGGTGGCAAAAATACTTTCAGTTGATATTGAACTAATTGTTACTGTGTCGGATATGGCATTTGTAGTGATAGAAATTCCAGATCCAGCAGCTAGTGTTAATGTATCTGATGTCAAATCTGCTACAACATCAGTTTGTCCGCTGACTGTGATTGTTCCAAATGCATTGATTCCGGTCAGGCTAGACCCGTTGCCTGTGATATTTCCAGTTACATCCAACCCGTTGCTACTAAACACTGCAATGTTTGACGTTCCGGCAACACCAACTGTGACATTCCCACCAGAACTTACTACATTAACATTTGATGTTCCGTTGGAAATTGAGTTAAGGCTGATACCAGTAACTCCGATGGTAACTGTTTTACTTGTGTTGTTGCCAGAAATACTAATATTGTTTCCGGCTGTTAAAGTAAGAGTGTCGCCCACCGAATTGGCCAGTACTGCTGTACCGTTGGCATATACATTACCAAACGCAAATGCCGAATTTTGTTCAAATACCAACAACGATGAGCCGATAACAATTGGATCATCAGTAACTAGTTTCCATTGAGTGTCAGCATAGATCAAACCTTCTGTGACCATAACAATAGTACCAGCTAGCAATTCTCCAGTGGTGTTGGTGTCATTGCTTCGCACCCAAGTGCCGTTGGCTCCTGACCCCACAGTATCTACTAAGTAAATACCATTTTGTGCTTTGTTTGTTTGACCAGTGACTAATACTCGATCATCTAGACTAAGATTAACTCCGTCAACCTGGCTCGGTGCTCCGCCGCTCAATGTAATATTAGAAACTGTTATTACACGAGTAGCTTGTTTGTAATCTATATCATAGATTTGCGAAGCACGGGGTCTAGTTAATGCCATTGTTTATCACCATATTATGCTATATTTAGTTAAAAAAATAGGACTCCGAAGAGTCCTATTATTAAACAGCGTTGTTGCTTAGAAGCGACCTACTACCACTTCAATTACGCCTTCTGTGCCTTCGAAATTTTCAAGAGCTTTACCAATTACAGTACCAACCTTTGGATCTGCTTCAGCACGTGCCAAACCATATCCTGCTGATACCATCAAGTCGCCTTTGCGAACTGCGCCTGTTACACGACATGGAACACGTCCAGTTAGTGCTACTGTAGCAACATATTCGGCCTCTAATCCGCCGTTCATGATATAACTTGGATTGGTTGAAATTACACCGGCTACTGCACGATCTGCGTCAGTTGATGTAACTGTAACCTCTTTGTCTCCTCCAAACACAACCACTGTTCCAGGTGCGTATTCTGCATCTGCTGTGTATTTTTCTGCCAAGTCAGCATATTGAGCTGATGTTGCTTGAGCAAAAATTGTGTTAAAGTATCCTGATGAACTACCAATGTTACCTACACCGTTGCCTTGACCGTTTGTGATACCACTGCTTGTGATGTTAATAATTGTTGCACCACCTACGTTGGCACGGATGTTACCGCCACTGGCAATAACTGACATACTTGAAGTTCCGTTGGCAATTGTAGTTGTATCTACAGATGCAGAGTCAATTGTGGCCGGAGTAGTGCCATCTGATTCAAAGAATCCAATTTGGCCTCCAGTGTCTTTCATCACAATAGAACCAAGTGTTAATGTATTACCTGCTAAGAACAATTCGTTCCAACGTGCAGTTGAACTGCCCAAATTAAATGCAATGTTTGAACTTGGGATCAAGTTACCAGTTATATCAACATTAGCTGCTGTAGAATTTGGCTGAACAATTGCATTGCCACCGGTGTTACTGATCGCAGTAACTGTGGTTGTAGTTGTTAGTTGTCGCACATCGATTAAATCTCCAGGTTCCGGAGCTTCTGTAAATGTCAGTGTTGTACCAGACACAGAATAAGCAATGGTTGGAATCTGTACCACGCCATTGATTGATACAATACAACTAGCAGTTGTTTGACTTGATCCTAATGTAAATGCTAGTGTTGATCCGTCACCGTTGAACTGCTCATCAGCAATAACTGTAAATACCGGAACTCCCACAGCTTCCCATCCAGAAGAGCTATAGATTTCTAAGTTATCATCAACACTGTTAAAACGCAACATACCAATAACACCAGTGCCTGGACGTTGCGTTGTATTACCCACTGGCATCAATATAGAATTTGTTGCATTAAACGCCACAATAGCGTTAGTGGTCTGTGTTGAACTACCAAAACTTGCTGTTCCAGTAGCCGCATCAACATAGAACACGTTGGCACTTGTATCACCGTTAACAGCAAAGTCAACATCGTCACTACCGCTGTTTACTGTTACACGACCAGACAAACTGGTAATGTTTGGAGTATACAAATTACCTACATCAACATACAAACCTTGTTCGCTTACTGTGGAAATAACATCAGAGTTAGCAGTTCCGCCAACCATGAGTTTGATTGTTGTTCCAGTGGTCTCTGGATTAATAATTAAATTTCCACCATGATTGTGTACATAAGAATCATTAGGTCCATAACCTGCATAGTTCACTGGATCATCAAATGTGCTTGAATTAATACCAAGATCTACATAATAACTTGAATCATCACCGTTGTCGGCTGTAGCAATATAGTCTGTGGAAGCACGATTTCCGTTGCTGATGTTTTCAAAGTTGATCTGACTGTATGAGTTAACATTACCTGTGAACTGTGCAACAACGTTGGACCCTAGTATTGTAAATGTAGGGAGACCTGCGTATATTGCAGCATTACCAGTGACCGTGTCACCATAGAAAATACCAGATGTGTTGGCAATAATGTTTGATGTTGCTGTCAGCGTACCAAGAACGCCTACGTTACCTGTAAAATACCCGTCAACTGAATTAACATTACCTGTAACGTTTACATTACCGCCATTTACGTTACCAGTTGTTGAAATAATACCAGCTCCAGCACTTAGATTACCGCCTGTAATATTACCAGTTACATTGAATGCGCTGGTGATGTTTCCGGTGAAACTACTTGTGCTTGATACTGTTAATGTGCCAGTGTCTGTTACACCAGCTGTAACAATATTGCCTCCTGTGACATTACCTGTGGCAACCACCTGGCCACCTGTATTTAAATTACCTCCTGTAATGTTACCAGTAGACACTGCTGACTGAATGTATAAATTTCCAGCTTCTAGTGTACCATAAGAATTGATGCCAACTACATCGTTTGCTGTAAAGTAAGCATCAGCAGCAATAACTATATTGCCAGATGAGTTATCCCAACCCATGAATGCATTGCCAAGACCAGTGGTGTAGTATTCCATGAATATACCACGATCTAAACCATCATCTGTGGTTAATGGGGCCCCATTGGGTCCAGTGCCAAGAATAATAATTGGATCTTCAACACGCAAATCGTCAATGTTGATGTAAGTAATATTGCCTTGAACTACCAAGTTTCCGCCAATCAATGCATTTCCTGTGGTTTCAAGTGTGCCTGTTGATGTTAATCCAGATGTAGTTAAGTTTCCACCACTGACATTACCAACTGCTGTAATCAGTCCAGAAGTACTGATGTTTCCACCGGCAATGTTACCAGTTACATTAAATGCGCTGGTAATATTTCCAGTGAAACTACTTGTGCTTGATACAGCTAACGTTCCTGTTGATGTTAATCCAGAGGTGTTTAAATTACCGCCTGATACATTGCCAACTGCTGAAATTAAACCAGGTGTGCTAATGTTTCCGCCAGCAATATTACCTGTGACATTTAACGCACTGGTGATGTTTCCAGTAAACGTACTTGTGCTTGATACTGCCAATGTTCCAGTATCAGTAAGACCAGCTGTCACTAAATTACCACCATTAACATTGCCTGTAGCAACTACTTGACCGGCCGTGTTTAAATTACCGCCTGAGACATTGCCAGTGGCAATAACTGTGGTACCTGCGGTGATCCCGGCTGTGGCATTTACATTGGCACCATTGATATTACCGGTGGTTACAATAGTACCAGATCCAGCTGATAAATTTCCGCCTGTGATGTTACCAGTAGCTGTAACCACACCCTCTGTCAATAAGTTACCACCTTTGATGTTGCCTGTAACATTTAAATCACTAGCAATATTTCCTACTAGCGTGGTTGTTCCATTAATTGTGATATTGCCACCGATGTTGGCATCGTTGGTATGAAAATTTGCGTAACTGGAGATTGTTATAGTTGTGTTTGTGACCAGATCTGTTGTAAACGCTGTTACAAATTCGTCAGCTGATTCATCCCAAACAAACGCAATATTATTTTGGTCGCCGCGCTCACCAATAAAACCAATATCAACAGCCGGAGTTCCAGTTTGGTTTGACGCTAAAACAATAACCGGATCTTCAATTACTGTACTTACAGTATCAATAGTTGTGGTTTGACCGTTGACTGTTAAGTTACCAGTGATTGTAAAGTCAGAACCATAAACCAAGCTGTTAGCAATTTTACCAGCGGTGATTGAGTAATCTTGTAGTTTAGTACCAGCATTGATACCAAGATATACGTTACCGGCGCTAGAGTCGGTGATTTGATTGTTATTAATTCTTGTAACGGCCATTGCGTCTTCTCCAATTTATGATGTATTTACCGTAGCCGTAGGAAAACATTAACTGCCGTTAATAAATCAGTGAAAAATTTTAGAGGAAACGAACGTCTATAATGTCGCTTACAGCAGGAGCTTGGGTGAAAACTAAACTGTTTCCAGTAACGCTATAAGCACTTGTAGGTATTTGTACAATACCGTTTAACATAACCAATACTGCAGCTGTTGTACTTTCACGATCTAGTACAAATGTATCTGTTACTCCATCAGCTGTCGATATAGTTTGATTTGTAATACCGCCTGCCACTACGTCCCATTCTGTACCATCGTAGTATTCAATACGAGCATAATCAGAATTAAATCGTAATGTTCCTGTGTAGGCCGGGCTTGGACGTTGAGCAGTATTACCAATGGGCATTACAAAACCATTGGTGCCAACAATGACAAATGTTCCGGTTCCGTTAGGATCAATTGAAATATTAGCATCAGCTGTAGCAGTAGTAATAGTTGTATCATTTACTACTAAATTACCAATATTAATTACATTGCCGCCAATTTGACTTAGTACATAGTTTTTTGTAGCAGCATCAGAATTAGCCACTGGATCAGCTAAATTGTTGATGTTGACGTTGGAAACACTAACGTTGCCTGTTGGTAACAAAATAATATTACTTTGCCCAGTTATTGTATCTTCGCTAATTGTAATGTTGCCTGTGATAATGTTTCCAACTACAGTCATACCAATATTGCTAATAGTAGCTATAATACTGTCAGCATTTATACCACCAACAAACAATCTAATTTCTCTGTTGGGTTCTGTTGATCCAACAGCAACATTTCCGCCTGCACCGCCCACGCCGTCGCCTTGTGCATATAGATATACATCTAGAGGGCTAATAATGTTGCCCAAACTGTTTGTTGGTGTAGTATTGTCATAGGTGCTGCCTGCAATTCCTAAATCAACATAATGCGTTGTGTCTGTACCAGTATCGGCTGTGGCAACATAATCAGTTGTTCCGTTGCCGTTGATGTTTTCAAAGTTAATTTGTACGTATGGTTCAGCATTGCCCGCAACTTGAACTATAGTGTTAGGTAAAGGTGTAAATCCAGGTATACCTGCAAACACTGCACCAACACCTGTTATAGTATTACCGTAAAATATACCCGACGTGTTTGCTATGATGTTGGATGTTGAGGTAAATGTTCCAACTACTGTAACATTATCAGTGAATAATGCATTGCCACCATATAAATTACCAAGGCTAATATTACCAGCACTGACGTTACCAACAGAAATATTTCCAACTACAATGTTGCCGGTAGTTGACACATTGCCAAGAAACCAATCCCCCTTGACATTTCCAGCAACTTCTAATAATTCACTTGGACTTGCTGTATTAATACCCACATTGGCATTGGCAAAAGAAATGTCGATACCGTCTCTTTCGAGTACGTCTTTTAACATTTGACCTGCAACGCGACTTATTGCCATAGATTATCCCTGTGATAGGGTATTTAGTTGATTAATTTTGTGTTTGAATGATGTTGATTGGAATGCCAGCAGCTGGAGCACTGGTAAATGTCAAAGTAAAACTACTAACAGTATAAGACACTGTGGGCTCTTGATAGATTGACCCAACAAACACAATTAGTTGTGTAGGATCTGAATATTCAAAATCCAATGTGTAATCTACAGTAGATCCATCACCGGTTTCAGTAATTACATCATAGCTTACTACTCCCCCTACACCCATGTTTTGAAATATTGTGCCGTTAAAAAATTCGCAGAATCCTGTGTCAGTGTTGTAGCGGATCAATCCAAATGTTGGATAATCTGGACGTTGAGCTGTTGAGCCAGTGGGTAAAACCACACCGCTACTGCCCGATTGAAGCTGACGATTTTTAACAAAATATCCCATTAAGCTGATGTGTACGAAGTTATTGTTGTAATACTAATATTTGCCGAAGCATTAGCTACAATGGCATCGTTGTTACTTAAAATAAGTTTTTCATTACCTACATAAAATTGATAGGTGTCCTGAGGTGGTATGTCAATGTTGGCCACGGCTGCTGTGAGATTTCCAACACTGCCTCCGGCTGGAACTACCCAAATATTAGCCTGTACATTAGACGTTGTGTAGTTACATAAACTTAAAAAAGTTACCACAGTATTGCCAGAACTAGCATATATGTTGCCAGCTACAGTCGTTACGTTTCCTGTTGCGATTGTCATTGTTATTCCTTAAAATATAATTGCATAAAGTCTTGCACGAGTTAAACTGATAACTTCGTCAGCTGCGGTTGTTGTACCCACAGTGTATAATCCCGTTGCACCGGCACCGGGTGCGTTGTTATAAATTGCTACTGAATTGGCCACTGCTGTGGGTGTTGTGCCAACATTGCCCAATACTTCAAACCCATTAAGAGTAAGTTTAGTATTGGCTATGTCATATTGAAAGCTGCCGTTGGCTGTAAATCCACCAGAACCATCGTTGATCTGAATGTCGTTTACATTACCTCCAGGAACCCCGGCTCCACCAGATGCTATAGTTGCATATGCAGTAATTGGTGAGCCATCTGAGTTTACACTTGGACTAATCTGCCACGAACTTGTACCTGTATCAAATCTCAACCCAGCATATGTATTTCCAGTTTTTTGGGCAATCAAGCCCATGTCTGTTATTGTGCCGGTATTGTTGGCTGCTACAATAATAAAAGCATCATTGACAGCAATCTCACTTACGTAGGTAATATTTCCAGAAACATCTAAGTTTCCGTCAATGTAGATTGTGCCGATTCCATCGTTGACGTCAATGTACCAATCACTACTGAGATTTTTATAGCTTGCCATTTAAAGATCCTTTTGATTATTTATGCGGTCTAAGAAAGCAATCATAGGCAAATGGGTTAGATTTTTAATGTTAGCAAATTCCGCTATATCTGCTGTGGTTTTTCCTTGTACTCTAACAAAGTGTGTTTTAGGAAAATCTTCGGCAATTTTACGTATTTGTTTGATCCAGTTACCAGTAAACACTGGAGTTGCGTCAGACTTTCTGTAAAAATCAGTGTCTGCGTAAACATTGTTAAACTTGTTGTTTACAGGACCCATATCAAACCCAATCATATAAATTAACCGATGTTGATCAATAGCAGCAATTCCTGTAGCAATTGGTCCGGAACTGTAACCATAATATTCATGCGGAACTTTCAACGCACCCAGATTGTCAATAGGCTTGCGTGTATAAAATTTGTTTTTGATAGGGTACCCAGAATTCTGTATTTCTGTAGCAATAGGTTTGTCTGTGGCTACTAGCACATCTGGTACAAAGTCTCTATACAAGGCATTGCAACCATAAATTTTACCCAATGGACGCAACAGTTCTAAATCGACTGCTTGTCTACTCACACCGTTACCTAATATAAATGCTGTGGTCATAAAAAATCCCCACAGTACTTATTGTGGGGATAGTTTGGGTTGGTAAAAATTAGCTGTTGTAGTTTTCTACAATTGCTAGATCCAATGCACCTGTTGCTAGTTGCTCGGAACCGTTTGTGCCCCATGTGTCAACTTCGGCACCCGACTTGGCAGTTGTGCCTTCGTCGCTGAAGAAGTTGGCTGCAAATGCAACGTTATCAACTGTGTCTGTAGCAGCCCATACATCGCCTGTATCAGCATTACCACCTGTTGCACCACCAGCAAAGTTCTGCAAGAACTTGTTGGTCAACTTACTAATTGCTGTTTCTGTCGAGTCATTGCTGAAGTAACTGATACTCATGTTTCCAGCTGTTGGACTTAAATCGCTTGTCAAAACACATTGTCCAACTGCATTTACACGACCTGTGCCTGTGTTAGCCAAAGCAGCTGTTGCTGTAAAGATATCACCAACTTGTGGGTTACCTGTTGCGCCATAACTAGTCCATGCTGTATCACCAACTACAGTAATACGATAAGCATAACCAGCTACTAAAGCTGTGCGAGCTGTTGTGCCACCTACTAGATATTTGTGTGAACCTTTTTGACGGATGATATATCCATCTTCTTCAGCAAACCCTGTGATAAACACACGGCATTTAACTGTTGGATATGAAGCTGTGTCAACAGTATTTGAACCACCAACTACACCAAGGTAATCTGTACCACTAGCCCAGTCACTTACAGCTGATGGTGGCACTGGGGCAATCAAACTTGCCAATGCATTAAAACCAATGTCTGTACCAGGATTGGCACCAGTTGTTGAATTGTAACTGGCTTCACTTACTTTTTTAATTTTTAGAGGACGACCCATTTTGTTTTCTCCT